TAGATGATTTTATTCTAGGTAAGGCCGGCGATACCACAAACACAAATATAGATAGTTCTTGGATCGTGGCGTTTGTCAAACAGCCCGACAGTTACATTGTGAGAATTAGAAAACTCGGTTACATTTTTGGTAGTGTGAATCAGAATAGATTTTATTTTGACACGAATGAAAAACGCTATAATGATCAATTAGGATCAGTAGTAAAAGATCAAATCAAGGTTTTAGGTGTCAATACCGGAAAAGATTTTGTCACACAACTGATTCAAGATTTCGCCTTTGAAATCAGCGATACAATAAAATTCAGCGACGGCTACGAAAGCACTAGTGAAATCAAACTAAGTTTTAGAGACTCCGATGATGACGGAGTCATCGATAATCCCGAAACATTTGAAAATATAGTAGGTGTTGATACAGATTTAAATTTTTTATTTTTTCAAGCTACCAACGATATCTACGGTATCAAAATTAGCACACTAATTGATAACTCTACAGATCTCATATTGATCAGAGATAAAAAAGACAATATAGATTTTACAGATGTAGTGACATATCCCGACCAGCAATTGATTTATTTTTATGACATTGGTGAAAATATAATTGAACGTGTAAATCGAACAACCAATACCCTAGACATTGCCAGTGAATATTCTGCAGTTGCGGGTAGAAGAAATCTTAAGTTTCAATACATACATAACGCTAGTGTAGATAGAAGAATAGATCCTTCCTCTAGCAACATCATTGATATCTATCTGTTAATCAGAAGTTATGATGAAAGTTATAGAATATATCTTGCAGGAGGCACATCTGTTCAACCAGTGGCACCTACCAGCGAGGTTCTAAGAACCACATTTGGATCTGCGCTATCTTCGATAAAAAGCATCAGTGATGATATAATATATCATCCTGTAAAATACAAAGTGCTGTTTGGTGCCAAGGCTGATCCTGTGTTTCAGGCTGTGTTTAAGATTGTAAAAAATCAAAATCTGTCTATCAACGATAACGACCTCAAAGTAAGAATTGTCTCAGCCATCAACGATTTCTTTGATATCAACAATTGGGATTTTGGAGACAGATTCTACATGGGCGAACTTACTACATACATTTTGAATACTGTGGCTCCAGATCTAGCAAATATTGTAATCATACCAAGACAAACAAGTCAGGCATTTGGCAGTCTCTTTGAAATACAAAGCAATCCAGATGAAATCTTAATTAGTGCAGCCACAGTTGATGATATAGAAATTGTATCAGCGATCACTGCTGCTGAAATAGGTGTAAGAACAAATACAAGTGTGCAATTTAAAAATGAACAAGTTACAACATATCAATCCAACAGCAGTAGCGCATCATCAAGCACAACTGCCCCTGCAGGTTATCATTATATGTCAGACGGAACATTAATGGCAGACAGTGCAATGTCAAGTGGCACATCAAGCAGTGGCACATCAAGCAGTGGAGGATACTATTAATGGCTGCCGATAAATTTCCTGCCAGCGGTCTACCTATTCGTAGATCAGTAGAACTGCTACCTTTAATTTTTCAAACTCCTGCCAATGATAAATTTTTATCTGCAGTTGTAGATCCTTTAATACAACCTGGGGTGTTAGATAAAGTAGTAGGTTATGTGGGTCGTAGATATGATAAAACCTACAACGGCAATGACGTATATGTTGATACAGATGCAACATTGAGAAGCAGTTATCAACTTGAACCTGGAGTGATATTTAAAAATTACGATAAAATAGAAAATTTCTACGATTATATTGATGTTAAAAATCAATTGAAATTTTTTGGAAATTCTATTGAACGAGATGATAAGATAACCAGTCAAACTCACTACTCGTGGAACCCTCCTATCGATTGGGACAAGTTTATTAATTATCGAGAATATTATTGGGAGCCACTAGGCCCACGCAGTATTAATATCGCAGGTCAATCTGCAGACACAGTCAGCACATATAAAGTTGTGCTAGGAACAACAACAAATTCATTTGTCTTTAGTCCTGACAGCTACACAAATAATCCTACACTGACTTTATTCCGCGGTCAAACATATAAATTTAAAATTAATGCCCCTACTGAGGGTTTTAACATACGCACTAATTTTGATTCTGGCTCACTGCTGTTTCGACCTAATCAACCGTATCGTGCAGGAAGTTTTGCTGTGTATGATTCAAAATTATGGAGAGCAATTCGTGATGTGTCTGTTTTAGACGCCAGCTCTATTACCATTGACAGTCAAGATTGGCAGTATGTCGAAGCAGCCAATCAAGGTGCAGCACTTGCCTATGACAAGGGTGTTACAAACAACGGAATTGAAAACGGAACATTGACTTTTATTGTGCCGTATGACGCACCCGATGTTCTTTATTATCAAAGCAAAGTTACTCCTGATGCATTTGGTAGATTTATCATCGCCGACATAGAAGAAAATACATTTATTAATGTAGAGCTAGAAATACTTGGAAAAACCACATATACCAGCGGCAATGCTGTGGAGTTTTCAAACGGAATGATCGTGGAATTTACTGGCAAGGTCACACCCACGAAATATGCCAAAGATCCGTGGTTGGTAGAAGGAGTAGGCACAGCTATTACCCTAACTCGATTCAACGATCTAGTTGTGCCGGGGTTAAGCACAACCGTTCCTGAAATATTATTTGACAACGAAGGGTTTGACACCCAACCGTTTGACGATGCTACTGAGTATGCCGCATCAAAAGACTACATCACCATTGCTAGAAACAGTTTAGACAATAACCCGTGGAGCCGATATAATCGTTGGTTCCATCGATCAGTATTGGAAAAAGCCTATAAACTACGAGGACAAGATTTTCCAGCTGCAGAAACTTCCAGAGCCAAACGACCCATAATCGAATTCTTGCCTAACCTACAACTAATTAATCACGGAACCGTAGCAAAAATGTCTGTGGATTACATCGATACAACTACTGTCGATGTGTTTTCGACCATCGAAGGGTCAACAGGCTACAGTGTGGATGGTGAATTTTTATTTAACGGTGCCAGGATTTTAGTGATAGCAGACGCTGACAGATTAGCAAATAACAAAATCTACACAGTGCAATTTATCACACACAATAATTCAAAACAGATACATTTGCAAGAAACCCAAGACGCCGAATCAATACTTGGACAAGGAGTAGTGGTTACTAGAGGCAAAAAAAACAAAGGATTGATGTATCACTTCAACGGATCGAGTTGGCTAGCCAGTCAGCGAAAAACCACAGTTAATCAGTCACCGTTGTTTGATGTGTTTGACAACGCCGGAATAAGTTTTGGTGATACCGAGACGTATCCCGACACAGAGTTTTTAGGTTCGACCATCCTCAGTTACAAGCCCGGCAATGGTAGAGTTGATAGTGAGTTGGGTTTTAGACTTAGCTATCTTAACATAGATAATATTGGAGACATTGAATTTAATTGGAACTGGGAAACACAAACATTTCGATACAATGTTGATAGAACGCCGGTGACACAAAAAATCTCCACCGGATTTTATAGGATTGGTTCCGATGTATTTGCCAACGGTTGGCAGAAATTAGACAATGAGTATATTCAACCAATAATTGACAATCTTATAGTAGACACTGCTACCGATACTTTGACATTTAACACAGTGAAATGGGATGAGCTCACAACTGATCCTGAGATAAATTTTTATCTTAACGGAAACAAATATCTGAGTAAATGGACAAGAACTCGAAATACATTTGTATTCGATAAAACGTTTGCCGCGAAAGATGTCGTGGTAATAAAGATTATCGCTGATATAGATCCCGATCAAGGTTATTATGAAATACCAATCGGCATCGAAAAGAATCCTTTTAATGCAGCAATTCAATCATTCACACTAGGCCAAGCCACTAATCATATTGCTAGTGCGATAGAATGGGATAAAGAGTTTATTGGTATTTTACCAGGATCTAGCAACCTAAGAGATCTTCAAGATTATAGATATTATGCGTCAAGATTTTTAAAACACAGCGGTAATACACCCTTGGCAATAATGACTCTGTGTGACAAAACTCATAACATAGTCAAAGCTATACAACACGCTGAAAAAGAATATACAATTTTTAAAAATAATTTTTTACAACGGTCTTTAGAAATTGATTATAATGACACCGTAAGTGATTTTGTAGACGATGTCATAAACAGTCTTACCTCTGTAAAAACTGCACAGGACGCATTTTCAGATTCAGACATGATCGGAGTAGGAGCATTTACTGCGTTGACCACAGTGGTCGAAGATACAGGAATACGCACGTTTGCTTTGTCACAGCCATTTGATCTTACCAGTCCTAGTAGCAGAGCAGTGTATGTATATAAAAATGACACGCAGTTATTGCATGAAGTTGACTATGTGTTTGATGCAACATTTAGCTTTGTGAAATTATTAGTGACACTAGAGTTATTAGATGTCATAGAAATTAGAGAATATCTCAGCACAGCCACTAATCATATACCGCCTACTCCAACTTCTATGGGACTGTATAAAAAATACACTCCATCAAAATTTCTTGATGACACATACCAAGAGCCTAAGTATGTTATACAAGGTCACGACGGCAGCATCACCGCAGCTTACGGAGATTACAGAGATGACCTATTATTGGAATTAGAATTACGTATCTACAACAACATCAAACAGGAATATGATTCTGCGGTGTTTGACATAGATCAAATATTAGCCGGATACTACGGAGTAGGTGAATACACCAAGACTCAGTTAGATAGTGTGATAGTCCAAGATTTTTTGAAATGGATACAAAATACCAATATCAATTATACAGTGAATGAATATTTTGACAGTGAAAACTCATTCACTTATACCTATTCAAACATGTCTGACCCCACCAAGACCAAGAATATACCCGGTTGGTGGAGAGGAGTATATCAACATTTCTACGACACAGACAGGCCGCATCGCTGTCCTTGGGAAATGTTGGGATTCAGTCAACAACCGTCTTGGTGGGAAGCTGAATATGGTTCTGCCCCATACACCAGCAACAACTTGATCCTATGGGAAGATCTTGAAGCAGGAATTATTCGTCAAGGTGTTCGAGCTGGCCGGCATGATAGATATCAGCGTCCAGGATTGTTGTCGCACATACCCGTGGATGGAAATGGTGTGCTATTAAGTCCATTGGATTCAAATCTTGCGCAAGATTTTTCTTTGATTAATAATCGCGGAACATTTGTGCTAGGTGATGTATCACCGGTTGAATATGCTTGGAGATCTAGTTCAGAATGGCCGTTTGCAATTATCACAGCCATGTGTCTCATGAAACCATTTGAATATATCCCCGATAACTTCAATCGGTCAAAAATTATTAAAAATAAACTAGATCAATATATAAATGCAGACACGGGATTGTTTGTTACTGTGACTGATATGGCGTCGACACTTTCGAATGTAAACACAGTGGGCCTAGTAAAATATCTTACTAGTTATACAAAATCACAAGGACTATCCGCAGATGGTCTGCAGAAAAAAATAGAAAAACTAGATGTGGCTCTAAGTTTTAGGATGAGTGGATTTGTAGATCAGCAACAACAGAAATATCTACTAGACTCTAAAAATCCTTCTGCTAAATCCGCAAGTATTTTCATACCCCCCGAAAACTATGATATTATATTCAATGTCAGTAGTCCAGTAACTACAATCAGTTACAGCGGAGTTCGACTGGAAAAAACAGGAGGTGGGTGGATAGTAGCAGGATATGATGACATACATCCCTATTTCAACTATCACCTGCCCCAGGCCAGCAGCAAAGATCCTGTGATTTCAGTGGGAGGCCTAAGTGAAGCGTTTACGGATTGGATCGAAGAAAAAAACTACAACAACGGTGTGTTGATAAGATATCAAAGCAATTTTTATCGTGCATTGAAAACACATCGAAGCACTGATGAGTTTGATCGAAGCCAATGGCAGAAGTTGAGAGACGTTCCTAAAATAGGCGCGGTTGAAGCACTTCGAAGACGAGTATTTAATACCCTCACAGTTCGACAGCTGAGCTACGGCACGTTGCTGACCAGTATACAACAAGTAGTAGATCTGTTGTTGGGTTATGATAGCTATCTCAAAACACAGGGCATCGTGTTCAATAACTATGATCCTCAGAATGCCACCAGCCAGGATTGGTTAAGTGCTGCCAAAGAGTTCATGTTTTGGACCAAACACAATTGGGAACCAGGGGCTATAATAGCTCTAAGCCCTTCGGCGCAAAAATTAGAAATCACAGTGCCTGTAGGAACACCAGACAACCTCTTAGACGGATTCTACGACTATCAGATTTTAAAAGGTGATGGCACGGTATTGGCTCCGAGATTTATTAATGTTAATAGAAGTTTTCAAAACCTCAAACTAGAAACCACAGACACCACTGACGGTATATATTACGCACGGCTACATTATGTTATCAAAGAGCACGTGACTGTGTTTGATGATCGCACTGTGTTTAACGATATTATCTATGACAAGACCACAGGATATCGTCAAGGTCGCATAAAAATGCAGGCATTTCGAACTGTGGATTGGGATGGAGATTACACCAGTCCGGGTTTTATATTTGACAATGTTGATATACAAGTTTGGAAATCATTCCAAGATTACAAACTAGGAGATATTGTATCTTACAAATCATACAATTGGACCAGTTTAGTTAATCAATTAGGGTCAGAAAACTTCAGTGATGCAAAGTGGGCTAAATTGGATTCCACTCCTGTTAAGCAACTGGTTTCTAATTTTGATTACAAAATAAATCAGTTCAGTGATTATTTTGAAACCACATCGCAGGGTATAAATCAAAGTCAACGTGAACTTGCCAGACACGCTATAGGATATCAACAGCGAGATTATCTGCAAAATCTAGCAGAAGATTCTGTGAGTCAATTTCAACTATATCAAGGATTTATCAGAGAAAAAGGCACAGCAAACAGCATAACCAAGATATTTGATAAGTTAAGTAGATCTACAGCAGGCAGTGTGATTTTAAATGAAGAATGGGCATTTAGGCTAGGACAAATCGGCGGCACCGATCAGTTCACAGAAGTTGAAATACAACTGGAAAAAAATAAATTTAAACTAAATCCTCAGCTGCACATTTCTAATCTCTCAGTAAATTCCACATTCGTAGATTCATACTATCGCATCACAGCCAACGATTTTACCATTGCTCCTGTGCCTTACACAGTGGATTTTTTACCCACCACGACACAGACTGAGCCGTTGCTCACAGCTGGTTATGTAAGTGCCGGACAGTATCAACATGTTATTCAAACTCTAAATGATTTAACTACCTTAGACATTGACACAGTAAATGAAGGTGATCATATTTGGGTGACGTTTTATCAAGATTCGTGGCAGGTTCTACGAGTAAATGAATCTGCTCTGCTTTATGTAATGTCAGTGGCTAGAATAGATGACACCACGGTGATATTAACACTGAATCGCCCACACGTTGTGACAGTTGACGACTATATAGGTATTCGTGAGATTGCAAATCTGCAAGGATTTTTTAAGATCAGTGCAGTAACAAATACAACCATTACAATCACAGTAAATGCAGATATTGATGATCCCGAGATAGACACCAGCACCACAGCTAATTTACAGTTGTTGACCTCAGCGAGATTTTTTGATTATCCCAGTATAGAACAGCAGTCTGCAGCACTGTTAAAAAATAAATCTTTGGTATTTGTTGATAACAACAGCAATGATCAATGGGAAGTTGTTGAAAAGAACAAAATCTATTCAGCAAAAAATATAGACGGTGTTGGGTTATCTAATCCACTAGGGCTAGGCACTAAGGTCATCTATGACAATGCTAATAAACACACAATTGTTGCTATTCCTCAGTCGGGTTTTGTAAACGTGTATGTGGAAACAGATACCGGTCTTTCGTTAAAACAAATCATTGCACCACCAGTGGGCTTCTTTGAAACAGCGTTGGGGTCGTTTGGCGAAAAAATGGCAGTCAGTCCGGACGGCAAATATCTTGTAATAGGTGCTCCCGCAGCTAGTGGAGTGACTACTAGATTTCGAGGTCCCTGGGCAGTAGACGTGTTTTATGCACAGGACGATATTGTAGTATATGGTGGTAGATTGTATAGAGCTCTGAACTCTAACACAGCAGCCACTGATGGCAGTTCAGAAATAGCTATAAATTCAGATGACTGGATTCCACATACCACGGTTATTCCTGCACAAACATCAGCAAGCGATTTTGGATACTATCAACAGGGCATGGTTGCTATCTATGAATTTGTCAGCGGACGATATGTTAATGTCACGGCATTTGTGTCTCCGAGACCCGCAGACAATGAAAAATTTGGTTCTGAGATTGTCATTGGTGCAACCGGATCTGAATATTATTTGGCAGTATCTGCTGTGGGGTCTTATAACAACACAGGCAGAGTATATCTCATCAAATACACCGGAACAGAGTGGACACACATGGAAAACCCTCTGTATAAAGGTATATACAATCTAACCGATACCTACAAGCAAGATGAAATAGTATGGCAGGCAGCACAGGATCCTATCTTAGAAACAGTGAGAGGCAATTTATGGCAGAGTCTAGACGGGTCAACGTCAGACGGTAGCACTATCACACTTGATTCACAGAATTGGCTTAAAGTCAGCGATATATCAACTCACTGCTCTTTACCAACAAATATCTCTGTGGAGGATGACGGATCCACCCAGGAGTTTACAATCACAGGACTTTTGACTTATACACAAAAAGCAGAACTAATCAAGCAAGGAGACCAGTTTGGGTTTTCCATGGCCATGAGCGGTGATGGCAGCATTTTAGTGATAGGTGCTCCAAACAGCGACGGACAATATTTTGCTAATTATCGAGGTCTATGGAGACCAGACGTTGAATATGTGGAAGGAGAGACTGTGAGGTTCCAAGGATCACCTGGCACAGCATATCAATATTATCAATTAGGCGACGAATTTGTAGTGGTGGACAGTAGCACAGACAGCACATATCGCAGCTTCAATGAAGATCCATCTGATAGTGATAATTGGCAGCAGGTGGGAGACAGCACCACTGCACCAAGCGGTAAGATGTTTGTATATAAAAAAACTGAATACGATTCTTATGAATTTGTTCAAATGATCAATGCTGCTACATTGTCATCGTTCACTGATATAGATTCTGGGTTGGTGATTAGTACCGGGGATCAGTTTGGCTTTGCCATGGATTTAGATGCCAACGGAAATACACTAGTAGTTTCTAGTCCTAGATCAGATGTAAATTATCAAGATCAAGGTGCAGTGTATGTGTTGGAATTAGATCAACAAACAACTGAATTTCGAGTGAAACAGCGTTTACAAAGTTATGAAATCTATGCTGATGAATATTTTGGTTTTGCTGTATCGGTGAGTCCAGACAGCTCTAAAATAGCAGTTGGTGCTAGAAATACAAAAACTCCTTTTCCTATCAATTTTGATCTATTAGAAGGTACCACGTTTGATAATGCAAGAACAAGATTTTATGTTGAGCAAGGATTTACTGGTGGTGTCTACGTATTTGACAACAAAGATCAAATATTCTTTCTTACAGAAAAACTGGACAGCAATTTACAGACAGGCGAATCATTTGGACACAGTATAGACTGTGTAGGTGCAAACATACTCGTAGGGTCGCCTTACTATAAAAACACCTCCACAAACACTTATCAAGGTATAGCACGTCTATTCACAGCTAGTGCAAATGCAAGTTGGACTGTGCTTACAAACCAACGACCATTGGTAGATTTGAGAAAAATTAAAAAAATTGAACTCTATGATAATGTAAACAATGTAAAAATACAAGACATAGATTTTGTCGATGCTGCCAAAGGAAAAATTCTTAATATTGCCGAACAAGAAATAAAATACAAAACCCCATATGATCCTGCGGTGTATTCCATAGGCACAGCTGAAGTGGTCGTAGACACCACAATAAACTGGTTGGAAAAAAATGTAGGAAAATTATGGTGGAATATCAGCACTGCAAAATTTCAATATGCAGAACAAAAAGACTCTGCTTATAAAACAGGAAATTGGAATCAACAGGTGGTAGGTTCGAGCATAGATGTGTATGAATGGGTTGAAACTGTGTTATTGCCTAATGAATGGGCAGCGTTGGCAGATACAAATGCAGGTCTAGTTCAAGGAGTTAGCGGGCAACCATTATATCCCAACAATGATGTTTACAGTGTGAAATTTTTCTTTAGCCCAACTACTGGCCTTGTTTCAGAGACATTATACTATTACTGGGTAAGAAGCAAGGCTGTAACTCCTAGCAACATGCCAGATCGAACAAAATCAGCTGCTGATGTGGCCGGATTAATTGCAAATCCATCAGTATCCAATCTAGCTTTTATTGCATTGATAGAATCTAACAAATTTCTCACATACAATTTTAAAACAATCATGCAGTCTGATACAGCGTTATTGAATCTACAAATTAACAACAGCTTGGAATCACTGAGACCAATTCACAACGAATACCAACTGCTTACAGAAGGAGTGGCTGATAATTTACCATCGGCGAAATTAGAAAACAAATGGATTGACAGTCTTATCGGTTCAGATATAGCAGGAAATAAAATTCCAGATATTGATCTTCCAGCTAAACAAAAATACGGTATACAATATAGGCCTAGACAGACCATGTTTGTTGATAGAGTGTTAGCATTGCAAATTGTTATAGAATATATCAATAATATATTGCTAAATGAAACTTTTGCAGAAACCATAGAATATACTAATTTAAACAAAGTTGATGTAACTCCTAGCGAGGTTTTGAATCTTTATGACATTGCAGTAGACACCGAAATAGATTTACAGACAGTGGGAACAATCAACACCAAACGTGCTGTGTTACGTGGCAATTTGATCAACGGTGAATTAGACACAATAGATATAATAGATCCGGGATACGGATACAAGCCTAAGAAATTATTTGATCAAGAACAACCTGGAATTTACATTGGTCCTCCGGTGATCATCACCGGCAATGGAGTAAATGCCACGGCAGTATGTCACATCGATGGGCAAGGCAGAGTGATAGCCGTGGTGGTTACCAATCGTGGTAAGAAATACAGCGTGATCAAAGTTGATATCAGATATTTTTCTGTGCTGGTAATAAATGATGCAACTTTGAATAATTTCTGGAGTATATATTCTTGGGATGATATACGTAAGACCTATTTCCGTAGTAGGTCACAGGCTTACGATACTACCAAGTATTGGAACAAGGTGGATTGGCTGAGACCAGGATATAGTGATAATCTACGTGTTATTAAAGAATACTCTAACATTTATGAAGTCATAGATAGCATTGTGATGATTGATGACATAATCAAAGTCAAAGAATATGCTGCAGGCGGATGGGCAATATTCCAAAAAACTCAAGAAATAGGTCAAACATTTTTAGACAAGTATCTATTAATCGGTAGACAAAATGGTACAATACAACTTGATTCTAAACTATATGACACCGGAGCAGTTGGGGTAGGATTTGATAATACACAAGCATTTGACACCACAACCTATGATATTGAAAATTCGCAAGAACTTAGAAATATTTTTGCAGCAGTAAAAGAAAATATTTTTGTAGGAGATTACGCAGTAGAATGGAACAAATTATTTTTTGCTTCAATACGACATGTGTTCAGCGAACAGCAATATGTAGATTGGGTGTTTAAAACCAGTTTCTTAAATGCCACGCATAAGGTAGGGGCCTTTGAACAGAAAATTAATTATAAAAATGACAATCTTGAAAGTTATCAAGAATATATCAACGAAGTCAAGCCTTTCAGAACAACTGTTCGTGAATATGTCAGTAGCTATGACACAGTTGAAATACACGGAGCATCTGTAGCCGACTTTGATTTACCGCCAGTGTATTCTGTATTTGACGGCAGAGCCAACCCGGTAAATTCTTCATCTAACGAAATATCACAGTATCCGTGGAAATGGTGGGCAGATAATAAAGGCTACGCAGTCACCGCTATAGAGGTATATCAACAAGGCACAGAATATCTCACTCCACCCAGGGTATTAATAGAAGGAGACGGTGTCGGAGCCACTGCCCGCGCATTTATATCAAATGGCAAGGTGTCGGGTATACAGATATTAACCCAGGGTTCGGGATACCTAAAAGCTCCATCAGTTACATTGGTGGGAGGAAATGCATCTACTGCTGTGCAGGCCAAAGCCACAGCAATCATAGGAAATTCTCAAGTGCGTGTGTTTGATGTGGCTTTGAAATTTGATAGACTTTCAGCTAACGGCATCTATGAAAACTTTTCTCAGACACAGACATTTACTGCCGGCGGTAGTAGTGCTGTATTCTTTTTAAATTATGCACCAACCAATGATAAAACTCGAATCAAGGTATCTAGAAAAATATTTGCCACGCAAAAAACACAAGTTGTATTATCTAGTGAATATCAGATATCTCTGTATTTTCAAACCACAGGCGGGTATAATTTACTTCGTGGAAAACTAGTGTTCAATCAAGCACCCCTTATAGGTGATGAAATTACTGTAATTTTTGATAAGAATATATTACTGTTTGATGCTGTGAATAGAATAGAACAGTCCTACACACCAAAAACAGGCATGCTAGGCAAAGAAATAAATCAACTTATGACTGGTATCGATTTTGGTGGAGTGAGAATACAAGGTACGACTTTTGATGTTACTGGTGGCTGGGATGCGTTGCCTTGGTTCACTGACAGTTGGGATTCGGTAGAGCTCAGCTCAGATTATTACCATGTAGCGGATGGTAGCACTAACACAATCACGTTGCCATATATACCGGCCAATGGACAACAAATCAACATATACATCAAACGTAAAAACACAAACATCACTGTGCGTGTAGATGATGCCAATTATATTCAGTATGGCGTGGATGGCAGCAGCATTTTAGATTCAAGCACAGGAACTAATCCTGCAGCAGAAATGCCAACATTTATAGGTGATGGTATAAACGCTGTGGTTTTAATAGGTCCGTATCTCAACACTCAAGATGGCGATATTCTTATTTTCCGTCCTTCTGACAGTGATGGCTCTGTGGCGATCACAGATGATAATATACTAGATACCAAACTCAGTGGAGGATCATTATCAGCTATTAGTTCTGCTTATGTCACAGCTGCAGGTACTACTGCAGAAGAGATAGCTATCTCGGGCGGAAAATTCATTGACAAAGATAGCGTTCCAGCACCTGAAGAAAATATACCAGGACAAGTAATAGACAGTGTTTCGATAAAAGTTTATAACAACAAGGTATCTGGAGCCACTGCATTACAATCAAAGATTACTATTTCCAACGGTCAAGCCAAAGTATTTGCTATAGGTCAGACAGTTTTAGAAAACTCTTCAGTGTTTGTTTATGTTGATAACACTGCAAAAACTTTTGGTCAACACTATACTATAGACCACGCCGCTACAACTGTAAATTTTATTTCAGCACCGGTAATGGGCGAATTAGTAGAAATATTAAGTATAGGAATTGGTGGCGTTGGTATATTAGATTATCAAAGTTACATAGCAGATGGCACAACTGGATTATTTCTTACTAATGCAAACTATAGTGTTACTAGTGCTGTATTTGTTACATTAAACGGATCTCGAATCGATGTAGGCTTCCGCAACAGCACAGACGTTATAGACGCTGTGGGAAAAACTTTAGTTGAATTTGCAATAAAACCTCAGGCAGGCGACGTAATTAAAATTGCGTGTCTATCAGCATCACCGGATGTAGATTCGTCGGGCGTGCCTCTGGTTCAGGTAAACTCACAGACTTTTTATTATGAAGGCAGCACACGCAGTTTTGATCTCAATGGATTTAGTGAACTAGTAAAAGGATCGTCTCTAAGTTCTGCAATTGTGGAAGTTAATGGGAAATTACTTAAAGGTCCAGATACTAATTATGTAATATATGACGGCTCTAATAATCAGTTCATACTTGGAGTAGATCCTTTTGAATCGGGTGGCAGTATATTACCTTCTAACCTAAAAGTTTACATTAATGATTATCTCAGAACGTTTGTGATTGATTATACATTTAACGGTCCTACTAAACAACTGATCATTGACCCGGCAAAACTGTCAGTAGGCGATAGGATCAAAATTGAAAACGATCTTAATGCACAGTATTTTATACAAGGAAATAATGTAATTATTGACAGTGAATTTGATTTTGGGTTTCCTGGAGATTCTACAATATCTGATTCAACATACCCTGCAATCAATGTTACTTGGTTTGGTGAATATCCTTCTATGGATATTATTCAAGATGAAATCAAAGGCGGCAAAGTAAATTACCAATTGTCTCGGACTCCTATCGCAGCCAGTTATGTATGGGTATACTTAAACGGAACTAGACTTCGACAAGAAAAAGATTACCTTGTGAGCTTGCCAAGAGCAGTGGTATATCTCAATGTCGCGACCACACTTAACGATGATATCAAAATAATTACTTTTGCAAATGATATTTTTAAATTACCTTCGGCTTACGAAATTCACAAAGACATGTTAAATGTGTATCACTTTAACAGATTTTCAAAAGCATCATGTAAATTAACAAAATCTTTGAGATATTTTGATACAACTATAGAAGTATCAGATGCTAGTTCGTTAGGACAGCCAATTATGTCTAGAAATTTACCAGGAACTATATTCATTGAGGGCGAACGAATCGAATACATGCTAAAGACAGGCAACGTGCTTGGACAGCTGCGCAGAGGGGTTCAAGGAACATCGATTGCAGAAACGTATGCTATAAACACTGTGGTTGCTGATGTAGGTTATAGTGAAATTATTCCTTACAATGAAACGCAACAGCGGATTGATTTTACCAGCGACGGCAGCACATTACTGATCGGGCCATTAGATTTTGTTCCTTTAAAAGGCACACGAAGCGGTCTCTGGTACAGAGAAACTGTTCCGCTAACTCACGGACCGTGCGATCAACTTGAAGTTTTTGCAGCAGGTCGTAGATTGAAAAAAGATCCGCAGGATGTATACACAGAAATCAACGGAGCAGCAAGTCCCGATGCAGATCGAACACAAGAAGCTGAGTTTAGTGTGGACGGTATTTCACAACAGATCAGATTAACCACTGCTTTACCTGCGGGAACTAGGGTCACTGTGCTCAGACGACTGGGACAAACTTGGTATGCAAGGGGTAATAATACAGCAGCAGATGGCGTGGGTCTAATAGATAGCTTGACACCTGTGGCTAGATTCATTGTGGAAAAGACCACTGACATCCCTGAATAAATACATGATGGAACAAAAAGAGATAACAATGCCTAAAAATCAAGACCAACCAGCTCAAAATACACAATCTCGACCCAATGAAACGGGCGGATTTAATTTTGAAGGTCATATCAAGATTCACGATCCTGAGACCAAAGAAATTTTTGTAGACAAACGCAATGCCATTCATTATGAAAACATGAGTGTAGCCATGGTCAACAGTCTTAGTAATCAAGGATACGGTACAGTATATCAGATGATTTTTGGCACAGGCGGAACCACAGTTGATCCCACAGGTCTTATCACTTATCTTACACCCAATACTGTTGGGGTTAATTCTAGTCTCTATAATCAAACTTACCAAAAAGTAGTTGATCAAAATGCTATTGAAAATCAAGATCCTGTGAGAAATAAAATGGAAATTAGGCATATCAGCGGAGCGACTTACAGCGATATTGTAATCAGTTGCTTGTTAGATTACGGAGAACCGTTAGAGCAAGAAGCATTCGATAACAGTGTTGATATGAATGGTGAATTTGTATTTGATGAATTGGGATTAAAAAGCATCGGTCAAAACGGCGCCGAAGGAAAACTGTTAACACACGTGGTGTTTCATCCTGTGCAGAAAAGTCTTAACAGACTGTTACAGATAGACTACACCATACGTGTGCAGAGTTTAACCGGATTCACTGAGACATAATCATGCCATATATTGTTAATTTCACAGACAACGAAAATAAAAGTCCAATCACAGTGTTTGATAATACATCCAGCACTGATACCAGCTTGACATTTCCTGGTAGAAATGTCACAGGTTACGGGCAGATTATCGCAGAGAATTTTTTATCACTGCTGGAAAATTTTGCATCTACTAATCAACCAGTTAATCCTGTAGAAGGTCAGCTTTGGTATGACAGCACAGGCGGAACACAAACTCTAAAAATATGGGATAATACTGCATGGAAGGCTGCATCTGGAATTCAAAAAGGTGTTAGTCAACCGTCGGTAGAAACCAGTAAAGTAGGAGAGTTATGGGTAGATACCACCAATCAACAACTGCGGATATTCACAGGCACACGGTGGATATTAGTTGGACCAGTTGAAAGTTCAGTTGGTGGTTTGAGATATGGACCAGTTATAGAAAAAATATCAGATTCTGATAATTTAGATAAATTTATTCTAACATTTTATATTGCAGACATTCCTGTAATTATTTTTAGCAAAGACAGTTTTACACCAAGGACTTTAATCACTGGTTTTGATCTGATAAAATCGGGTATCAACATCAGTGCTCCTGCAACTTCAGGCGAAATTGCAAATTTTGTAGGAGGATTTTTACCTGTGCTGAATGGTACAGCAAGAAATGCCGAAGCACTGTTTATATCTGGTGTAGAAGTGGCAGCAGGAAAATTTCTTAGATCGGATGTGATCAATACTACTAATTTTGAAATAAAGATAAAAAATAATAATGGTATCTCTATAGGGGCCGATGAGACATTCAAGTTATCGACCACAACAACATCTAGTAATATCTATAACTCTGCTGCAGGTAGTTCTATTGATCTGCAGACAAACCGTAACGGAATTCCGGCAACAGTTTTAAGAATCGTTGACAACAAAGTTGGTATAAATCAAAGTAACCCATTAGAAGCGTTAGACATTCAAGGCAATGCAAAAATCACAGGTTCTTTTTTTACTACTAATAACTTAGCCAGTAGTAATTTAAATAATGGCAGTATTGTCACTCAAGGCGGAATTGCAGTTGCAAAAAACATAATTGTTGGCGATGGCATCGACGTTGCTGGATCCCTGCAGACAACGATTATATTACCAAAAATCACAAACACATATGATATAGGCACTGCAACAAGACGCTTCAACAATATACGTGCCAAAACAATCATCGCAGATACTATACAAGGCGTGCTCGATGGAAACATCAGTGGCAATGCTAATACTGCGACCTCTCTCAGCACAATTACTAGTTTTCAACTAGCAGGAGATGTAATTTCACCGGCTGTGCAATTTGACGGGCAGGTAGGCAGTTCTACAAAAATTCTTAATGCCACACTCACAGCAAATATTATTGCGGGTAAAGAAACTCCGGTTCCTAATCGTGGCAAAAAAGGTGATTTTGTTTTAACCTACAGACCTAGTGCAAGTACTCTAGCTAGTTCTGGTCTTCTTAAACAAACTAGAGAAGTATTTCTTGGTGATCTAGCAGTGCCGATAGGAGCTATTTTTCCGTATGCAGGTATTACTGCTCCTGATGGTTACTTGTTCTGCGATGGCTCAGAAATCGAAAGGGTGAAGTTTACAGATTTGTTTGATGTGATCGGCAATGTATATAATGGGGCCGCTGCATTGATAGGAGTGAACACATTCAAATTACCCGATCTCAGAGGTAGATTTGCACTTGGTAAGGATAATATGGATAATGCAGGCACTGTGCCGATTATCACAGGAGGATATGTTGATGCCGGAGGAGGCACAGCAGGCCGAGTACCAGACGTTCAAGCCACCATACTTGGAGGATCAGCAGGACAAAGTTCTATAGCGTTGACATTGCCCAATCTACCAGAACACAGTCATACTCTGTCAACAGCCACCCAAGACTATTCCGCAGTTGCACTTACAACAACACTTGATCCATTAGCTACCTCCGGACCTGGGCCAACAGCCCCTGGGCAAGCACAATATCTCAAAGACAGTGGCGGAGTAAAAAAGGCCGTTGGAGTAACACTAGCAACACCAGTGGGTTTAATGAATCCTTTCTTGACAATGAATTATATTATAAGATCTGGACCACCAGCTTTCTAACAGAGTAAAATATGGCATATCAAATAAACAAAAGTGACGGCACAATTGTAGCAACTGTAGCAGACGGCCAGATTGACAATCTTTCCACTGATATTACTCTTATAGGAAAGAATTTCAGCGGCTTTGGCGAAGCGTTTAACGAGAATCTTATAAAATTGCTAGAGAATTTTTCTAGTAACACAGCGCCTATACATCCTATTAAAGGTCAAATATGGTTCGATTCTAGCCAATCAAAATTAAAAGTCTACAACGGCATTACTTTCGTTCCGGTAAGTTCAGCAACAATATCAAGCTCTCAACCAAATACACTAGCTGTAGGCGACCTTTGGTATGATAATGTTGGAGAACAACTATACTTTTTTGATGGTGCTACTGCTGTGTTACTTGCACCAGCATATAGTAGTGTGCAAGGACTCAGCGGAACGCAAGTAGACACTATTTTAGATACACTAAATCAAACCAGAGTAATAACTAGTCTTTATAATAATGGTGTGTTACTGGGAATTTTTTCCAAAGACAGTTTTACACCTAAAGTAGAAATCGTAGGATTTAATGGCAATATAGAACCTGGTTTCAATGTAGGAACGTTAGCTAATTTTAAAATACGTGCGACCTGTATAAACAGCGACAGTCTAGGCGGAGCTCTAGCAACTACCTATGTTAGAACTGATACTTCTAATAGCATAAATGGACAATTGCAGATTACCAGTGATTTAGGTATCACAGTGGGTTCAGCAGGCCAGGCAAATTTATTTGTCAGTGCAGGAGATGTGTTGATAAGCAATGCTGCAACTGACAAAAACATTCAGTTGAGTGTGCGCAAAGGCATCACGCAAGAAGCAGCTATTACAATTAATGCAGCAACAAGAAACATCAACTTATATTCTGGATTTATCGGCAGCACAGTAACCACCGGCGGCAATCTAATAGTCAACGGCGATCTCACAGTTGAAGGCACAACCACAACCATAAACACTACTACAGTGTCGATAGAAGACAAAAACATAGTCATTGCTAACGTAACATCTCCGACAGACTTAACCGCAGACGGTGCTGGCATTACTATTAGATCTGATGATGTAGTAAACGGCGATAAAACCATAGTCTACAACAATAGCAGCAATTGGTTAGATATATCCGAGACACTGAATTTAGCTGCCGGCAAAGCACTCTATATCGGCACTACTAAGGTAATAGATGGTAACAGTTTAGGATCAGCTATCACAAGTATTCCGGGAGTTAGTTCCTTTGGTACACAGACCGTGGTTAATATCGGACCAGGTACTCCTGCAGTCACGCAGATGAGACTGGAAAATCACAGAATCAGTACTGTGAGTACAAATTTTGATATTGAATTAGAACCAGATGGCACAGGAAATGTTGCATTGATTGGGTCTCCAAGAATCACCGGCATGCAAAATCCTGTGTCTGCTCAAGATGCTGCTACCAAAGAGTATGCAGACAACAAAGTAGAATCAAGACCTGTGATTTTTACTATCGATTTGTCTGATGGTAAGTCTAATACGTATATTATTGCAAATATATTAAATAATCTTGCCCCAGTGAGCGAGTATAGAGCAGGCACATATGCCAGAATTTTATGTAATTTGATAAGCAACAATGCTCAATCTTTAAGCATAAATTCATTGCCGCCAACGTTTTCTACAGCAGCATTTTTAACCAGTCTAGGTGGAGCCAGTAGCCCAGCAATCACAAACATTAGTTTTCCCACAGCAACCATAGCTGCTGCAAGTGTTTCAGTAACAAGAATTATCAAAGAATTTCAAATAACTGGAGGAGTGTGGACATGGCAGTCAGATCTATCACTACCTCCATAATGAACTAGGAGCGGCATAAATGGCCTATGTAATTAACAA